CTATGGAAACAATCTGGAAGAAGCAGCACTCACTTGAGGAGTTTGTTAAACCAGATCAGTTTAAGACCTACGAGGAACTGGACAAGCGTATGAACGCTGTACTGAACCCCAGTGCTACCAGTCGTCGTGTTGATCCTGACACGTTTGATGAGCAGGAAAATGTCGTGATGAAGTCCCGTCAGCAACAGCGTGAAGAGGAGCGTATCGTTCCTTCTAAACCAGACTTTAATTCACCTGACATCAAAGCATCATCTAACGATGATGACGATGCACTCTCATACTTCCAACGTTTAGCTGAGGAATAGTATGGGGAATCTTCTAGCAGCAGCAGGTCTCGACTTGAATGAAGCATGGAATATGTCATGGAGTGAGGGTATTCAATTCCTCATCGTATTGATTATTCTATACTATATCAAGAAACGTATTGACTTGCATTTCACAAAGAAGCAATCCAAGATTGTTTATAGAGTAAAGGTTGTCGAAGATTCTCATATCAGCGTTGACCATGCTCACATAGAGTCCATAGACCACAACCATGTCGAGGGTGATGTGAATACACATCATAAGACTTGGTAGGGAAAATCGACTTTTAGTTCTACAGAACGCCGACAAAAAACTCCGGCAAAAAATCTCCCGTAGGTTTTTTATAAACTGAATACTCAGCGAGGCGACAATACTCTTAGATTGTCGCCTTTTTTAGTGCGATTATCAATATATTGTGAACTATCGGTATAAGTCATGATCTCACGCATATCTTCGAAAATGACACTTAGGTATTCTGGTCTCAGAGCGAAAATTACTCGTTTATCATCATTTCTCTCAAGTTCAAATTGATAATTTGATACGCTTTTAATCAAACTGCCACCAGCAAGCACATAAGAAACACCACCATAAGAATACTTAAACTGGAAGTTCTCATCAACATACATACCGCCACTTAGAAGCAATCTACCATCACCCGCCTTTTGTTCTAAGGTCTCATAATGATGGATTTCCTCTAGTTGCTCTTTAGAGTACTTATTATCAAGATAACGCTGTAGATCATATCCACTCATAGGCCATTCATCGCGAATATTGATAATATTATTTGCGAGAAGGACCACCCAGTCTAATTCTGGATCATCATAAAGAATTTTGGCGACATTATCAGGTCTGTCATCACCACTAATACTGAACTTATCAAATACAGTGGCATTCTCGAAGAAGTCGTCTCTAATTTTGGCACGTTTAAACAAGTTCTTCGTTCTGGTAAAATCAAACGAAGAGTTCCTATTGTCAATGAACGATGGTAGAAGAATGTCTGGAAATAGATCGAAGTATGCCATTAGAAACCTACGTCTTCTGAGTTGATTCTGTTAATTGCTCCCAATTCACCACCTGCTCTAACGAACAAGTCTGTGTTACTTGCCTCGGCGTCCTCACCATCAAAGATTCTATAATCTTGTTCGAAAATTGGTGTTAGTTCTGTAAAGTTCAACGTCAGGTTCATGATAGTAGGTTGAGAACCTGCTTTTTCATCTTCATATGACTGATATAGACCACCAGGAGCATAGTTTACTTCTGTTGATGTAAGAGCACAGATCTTATATCTAGGCAAAGCACGAATCGGACCATCTTTTCCTGTCTTCCTGTCGCCTGTCAAATATCGCAATCTAAAGACGTTTGGAGATCCTAAGAACAGTGTTTGTCCTGCGGTTCGCCTTGCTGCCATTCCTTGCTTAAAGAAACGTATAATCTTTCTACATATCGATGCTTCTGTGTCTTCGTTGGGTGCGAACTTAAATTGGAAAGCAAAGTTTCTTAGTTTCGGACCACTAAACAATAACTCTAGGTTGGGGTTGATAGTGTTACCTGTTCCACGAGCGATAAACTGTGCTGGGTCTACGTTAATACCAATTTTTCCCAAACCATACTGTGCTAGGAATGCCGATAACAATGTTCCTGGTGCTGTTCCAGGACTAAACTTACCATCTCCCACAGCATTGAAGAAATCTCCAAACCCTGAAAATGCACCACTTAACAAATTACCAACATTTCCCTTTAATCCATCATTTGCCAAGTCAAATGCTGAGAAGAAAGCACCTGCTTCGACAGGATTTACTCTAGAGTCACCCCAATCAACAGAATTGCTCATCGAAAGATTGTTTGGGATTGGAAGTCTAACGACTCCAATATAATCACTCAAATTAGAATTCCTTTGAAGACCATTTGTAAGGGTGCCTATGAAATCTGGCTTTTCTAGACTATCTCCCTGAGGTGCTCTATATGTAAACTGCTCAATGGCGAGGTAATCTTGTCCATTTCCATATAAAGCATCCATTGGATACTTTAAGGAGATCATTTTTTCATCTCCTACGATAGACTTGATAAAATCTACTACATCTTCTTTTGGTACTCCAATCGGTAGATCTGCCCCTTCAACTTTTGCTGGGTTTGAATTTCCTACAATATAATTTGATGGGGGTTGAACTGTGCTTAAATTATTGTTAGTGAGTTGTGGACCATTAGCATTATTCCAGGTTTCTTTATTACCAGATTTATTCGCCGCTTTAGTGGCAGCTTCTTGTTCTTCTTTAGTTCCTTCTGATATAAGCAACTGTTTTGCTCGAAGTTGTGAGGCATGAAGTGCCTTTTTTGCCTCAGGAGTTGCTATAATAGTATCAAAATCATTATTGCCTGGTACAGTAAAATCCGCGAAAGGGTTGGAAAAACCTGACGTATAACGCCATGTAATCTTGCTATTATTTAAAAAATCTGCATTAGCAGTATCCAAACTATATTCAATTGTAAAAAACTTACCTGGATATTTTGGTGTTGTGAATTCAAGGCTATACCCAACTGTACTGCTACCAGATTTATATGGTTTAGGTGGATTTTTCTTTGCCATCAGTAAACACTCCTTCCGGTGATGGGGACTTCTACGCCACCTAAACTACGTACAAATTCTTCCGCAGGCAGCAATGACGCTTTGCCCCATTCTTCTGCTGCCACTTCTAGGAACAAACTTCTAACATTAGATTTCAAGTATTTATGGAACCCTGCCGACCCGAAAAGGAATCCCATGTAATCTTCTCCGCCGCTTTGGATGTCCTCCCGGAGATAGTCTACGATTCCTACACGTTCTTTTGGTTTATAGTAATGGACATTGGTACCGAAGAAGATCTCGTTTTCTTCAGCGACGATGAGGACCAACGGACATTTGTCGTAAAATGGTAGTTCGTTGGCAGTTTTAGCGTCATACCTAAACATCACAAGACTACCGATCGTTAGATCAGTGACAACTTTGGATTTTGGTAATTGTGACTTAAATTCCAAGTTCTTTCTCAGTAAAAATCTGAAACTCCCATAATCTATCGTCGCAGAAATTCTTTGCTGCTTCCCACTTTGCCTGATTCTTGGCGTATTCGTAGACCTCGGCAACGTATTGCTTAGTCCGTTGTTTTTGTTTTCTTGGTTCTCTTACTTGCTTCGCCGGTTTGATCTCAATTAGACTTTCCTTCACCTGCCCGTTTGACTTGACATATTTGATATAGAAATCAGGAAAGTATCTGTGGTACTTATTATCTATTGGAGATTTATATGGAATTACGATCTCTTCAGATGACCATTTGAGCACTCTTTGATTATTATCACAATATCGCATAAATTTTAACTCCCACAGAGAGCGATAAATGATGCTTGTAGGATCGCCTTTGTATTTTTTGGGGTGCGACGGTCTAAACTTCCCCTTATACGACATACATAGTATATTAAATCATCCTCTATTTAGATGGCATCTACGGATAAATTTAAACAAGATAGATTTTATCTGAAGACCGAGGAGCTGGTGCGGGCAGGCGGATTCACAAATACTGTTCCAGCGTTTAATAACTTATATGACGTTTATATTGATATAAACGGTAAAACTCCCGGATTGTCTGATTTCATTAAACAGCATGGATTGATTGCCGCTGAGACTGAAGGTTCCGGTGCTGGTAATTACCTAGCATTATTTTGTTCTGAAGCAGTTCTACCAGGATCTCAACTCGCGACACAATCTATTGATGGATTGAGACAAGGTGTAACGCAGCACTTTGCCACATATAGACGATATCCAGATATTAATCTAACCTTTTACTCACAAAAAGACTATTATACTAACGAGGTCTTTAATGCTTGGATGGAATTTATTTCCCCAACATTCAATAATAATTTTAATAGCGCAGACTCTTTCACTCATGAAAATCCAACTTATAAACGGTTGAGGTATCCTAGTACTTACAAGTGTGATATTGACATTACAGCATTTAGCAATGACCTTTTAAGTCCCGGTAAGAGACTTAAAAAAACTACTACAAATGATAATAGGGAGCCAAACTTTATTGAGTATAAACTGAAGAACGCTTTCCCTACGAATATTGTTGCTGCTCCACTTGCCTACGGACCTGCTAACTTGATTAAGACTACAATGACCTTTAAGTATGATTACTTCTTCATTGATCGTGGTTCTCGTGACAAAGATAATATATCGGAACTAAATCGTAAATTTCGTACTGTAGAAGTAACACCTTTCCAGGGGTAATAAATATAGTCACTGAACTGAATATCTATGCCATTACCGAAGGTTTCAACGCCTACGTTTGAACTAAATTTAATTTCTACAGGAAAAGCAGTTAAGTATCGTCCATTCCTCGTAAAAGAGGAGAAGGCATTGCTAATTGCTCTTGAGAGTGGTGATGAAAAAACCATTCAGAATACTCTAAAAGATGTTCTGAAGGCATGTATCACATCTCGTGGTGTAAAGGTTGATGAACTCCCTAGTTTTGACCTTGAGTACCTATTTCTCAACATTCGTGCCAAATCTGTCGGTGAGATTGTTGAACTTCTGGTTACTTGTACTGACGATGGTGAAACTCAGGTTCCATTAAAAATCCATACATCTGAAATTGTATTGGATGTTCCTGATGAGCATAGTGAGTCTATTGATCTTGGTGAAGGTCTGAAAATGACTTTGAAGTATCCTTCACTAAAACAGTTTGTAGAAAACAACTTCCTTGTTTCTGAAACTGTGGATAATGATGCTATCGCTAAAGCATTTGCTGCTGTAGTCGATTGTGTTGACACCATTTATAACGAAGAAGAGGCATGGTCCGCTTCTGATTGTACCAAGAAAGAACTTACATCATTTGTAGAAGGTATGACATCAACTCAGTTCGCTGAGATTGAAAGATTTTTCTCCACAATGCCAAGATTGACATATCGTGGGTCTGTCGTCAATCCTAATACTAAGGTCGAAAGTGAAATTTTAATTGAGGGTCTATCAAATTTTTTCGCATAATGATGTATCATACGACTATCTCTGCTTTTATGGAAGAGAATTTTTCGTTGATACAATACCACAACTGGAATCTTTCAGATATTGAGTCTTTGATTCCGTGGGAACGTGAGACCTATATTAGTATGCTTAAGAACTATCTCGATAAACAGAGAATAGAATACCAGCAAGCAAAAAATGCCTAGAGCCGGAGAAATAATGTCTATGCGGGGGTTTGGAATGCCTCGCACCCCTGGTCAAGGGGCGGTAAGACGTGCCATGATGCAGCAAGCAATCACACCGATGGTTGGGGGGAAAAGAACTCCTAGAAGTGGTAAACCAGTTCAGGTTGCTCCACTTGCTAAGAGAATGTCTGCTGCCTATGAAAGACTAGAATCAGCAAAGAACGAAGAATCGGATAAATTGTCGCCAAAAACAGCGGTGGCATTGGGTAAGTTGGTTCTAGAGTTCGAGCAAGTAAATGCGAGCCTTGGTCAACTAAGACAACAAATAGGACAACAATCTAGAGTACAAAAGCAGATTGGTGCTGAAGAAAAGAAACTTTTAAAGAAGGAAGAGGACGGTTTAGTAAGTGTACGTGGTTCGTTCCTTGATATCCGTGCTAAACTAGGTCTCTTAGCTGGAGCACTGGCAATTAAATCAGCACTAGAAGGTCGTCCTGGTGACGCCGCAGTAAACGCTGGTGCTGCTGTTACAGCATTTTTGCCTGAAATTATAAACATAGTTACTGGAGTGGTTATGGGTAAGGTATTATTGGGTGGAGGTAAACCTGGGGGAGCGCCCCGTATGCCTCGTGGGGGCGGAAAACTTGGGATGGGTTTAGGTCTGCTAGCACTCCTAGGTATGGGCGGCATGGCAATGAACCAAAGTGGTACAAACGCAGAACAAAGAAGAGCAGATCTAATTCGACAACAAAAAGGAAATACAATTACACCAGAAGATACCAAAAGATTTGGTTCTTTATCAGCACGTTTTGATAAGATTCTTGCCGGAATGGTTGGACTTCAGGATCAAACAAAATCAAACATGAAAACACCTAAGGGTGAAGATACACCACCTGATGATGGTAATGGTGGACCAAGAAAACTACCTCCGTCATCTTTTGTACCACAAGGATATAAAGGGACAAATCCTGAGAGAGCAATGCTCCAAACCATCGGTCAACTAGAAGGTGCTGATTATAATACCGTCTATGGTGGCGCGAAGGTCCCAGAACTCACCCAGATGAACCTTGGTGAGTTGTATAGTGCCATTAAACTTGGTGGAGATGATGCTATCCCAGAAAGACTGGGTGGTGGTACAATCCCATTTAAGAAAGATAAGTATAATTCTTCTGCTTCTGGTTTCCTCCAACTCATGCCACGAACTCTGAAGGGTTTGCTAGATAGAGGTGACTTTAAAGAGACTGATGTCTTCACACCAGAACTACAGAATCGTATGGCGATTACGCTAGCACGGCAAGGTGGAATCAATCCGAATGACGGATTGGATATGGGTGAACTTCGTAAACTCAATAATCTTTGGGCAAGTTTTGGTCCTAGGTATGGACAAACAGGAAGAACTCTACAGCAGTCGAGTGATATCTTTAAGGAGAATCTTGAGAGGATCAGGAATGAAAGTAAGGGTGAGGAAGTAAGTGTTCTACCCGTTCCGATTTCCAGTTCTAAAGCACAGCAACCTATTGCTTCTGCTGCTGGACCTACATCGAGCACTCCTAACATTGATCCCGATTATATTGATGTAGGTCGCATGATCCAGGCACTAAGTTACTCAACTGAGGCGGTCGGTTAATGAAACCTATTGACAAACTTTTAGGTTCAGCACTAAAACTAAAAAGAACTTCTCTGGCACTAACCAATAGTTTCGGCAGGAATTCTGTTGTCAATAACCGTGATCAAAGAAAAATCCTTGAGCAAAGGAAGAAGAATCAACAAGAACGACTAAAAACATTTCGATCTGCTATAGATGCTGTAAAGCAGAAAGAACAAGACTCTGGTAATAAAACTAACGCATTGTTGGGTGGTCTTGGACTATCTGCATTGGTAGGTGGTGGTGCCCTTGGCAGGATGCGTGGTGCCAAACCCATGGTACCTGGTGGTAAACCTAGATCTGTTAGAGTCCCTACAGGTGGTCTACGTCGTCCAGGTGTCCTTCCTAAAGGTAGAGTGTCTGGGATTGGTGGTCCTCTTAACGTTGCGTTTGCTGGCGTTGATTTTGCCATGCGTAAGGGATCTGGTCAGACTAACCTCCAGGCGGGCGCAGGAGCGGGAGCAGGACTGCTAGGTGGTCTAGGTGGTATGAAGGCAGGAGCGGTGGCAGGAGGCGCTATAGGCGCTATGTTCGGTGGTGTTGGTGCTATCCCTGGTGCTGCCATAGGAGGAGTCCTAGGCAGTCTCCTAGGTGGTAGTCTGGCATCGGGAGTTGCTGATAGTATTACTGGTGCTGATGCCAGAAGAATAGAAGAAACTAAAAGATCTGGGATGATGTTGGCGAAGACGCCATTCGGAACTGGGTTGGATAGTTTTGAGAGAGCACTTGGTAAGTTAGAAAAACTAAACACATTATGTTATGTTGAATCAGAACCTGTAGAAGCAGTAGAACCAAAAGGCACAGATTATGGTGGATTCTTCGGGGAGCAAGGTCCAAAACCAGAACCTGGTAAACCACCAGGAGATACTCCTGAAGAGACGGCGGCGGCATTAGATGGTGTTGCAAGTTTCACTGGCAAAGTAATTCCAAAAGAACTTTATGGTATTCTGATAGAACTACAGAAAGAATATCTAGAGACTGGAAAGACAGCATCCAGGATGACAGATTTTGGATTCCTAAAGGTTGGTGCTACTGCTCCTAATCGATTGATAGGTGGACCTGATATGTCCCCTAGAATCTCGTTTAATCCTAAGTTGACGCCAGAATCAAATGAAAGAGCGGTGTCTCAGATGGAGTTGGCAGGTGGTATCTTTAACCTTCCTGCTACTATCGCACCATTCCTATCCGTTTTGGGTATGAAAGGTGCCTTTGGTCAGAGAAAACCCGCTATACCAAAGGCACCAAAACAACCAGTAAAAATTTCAACTCCAAAAGAACCTCCTACTCCTGGTGTTTCACTCGAACAGCAGCAGAGAACTCTGCTGGAGATGATTTTTAAAAATCAATCAGCAACCCCAGCAACCCCAGCAGCACCAGGCATTGTTAAGGCAACTAAGAAGTTTGGTTCTAAATCTACAACTCCTGTTAAAAAAGAAACCAGTCAGGGTAATCCTATGACTGAACAGGAATCGTTGATGAAGAGACTGGAGAGAGAATATCCAGAAGGTATTCCACAGCAGGCTCTACAACAACTGAATCCTTCTAAGAAACCTAGTCTACAAGATAGGATTAACGAACAAATTCATCGTGAGCAGGAACAACTTATGAATATGAAATTGGGTGGTGGAGAAAAAGTTTCTATGATTCTTCCTGTTGAGGAAGGACAAAACCAACAACCAATGATGGGTGGTGGTGGTTCTGGTGGTGGGGTCAGAGTTATATCTGGTCCAAGTGACGCTAAAGTTGCTAGATACATTATAGATGCTCTCTCCCAAACAACAGCTTAATGGCACTCTTTGCGTCCGGTCATAAAATCAAAGAGTTATTGGTTGTTCCTGAAGAGGGAGAACCTATCGATTGCCGCTTGCAGAGTGGTTTAATTTCTTATTATGAGGATGTTTCTGACTCCTCCTTCCACTGGGAGATCGATCTAGCGGATACTGATGGCAGATTATCATTCATCCGTAGTGGTATGAGTGTGTTCATAACACTAGAGCATCCAAGTTTACCAAAGGGTGAAGTCATTAAGTTTGACGAGAAATATCCTCTTGTTATTACTAACATCAAGAATATTATCAGCACTGCCAAAAAGGAAGCATTTACGATTCAGTGTGAATCTAAACCAGCGTTAGATAATCAGGTTACCCGTGTATATCACAAATATAAGGGGCAAATTCACAGTAGTATTAAGAAGATTCTAACAGAAACACTAGAAATCCCACAAGATCGTCTAGAGATTGAGGAGACTTCCAACGCTTATAATTTCATGGGCAACTATAAGCGTCCATTTCATGCTATTGGATCTCTATGTCCAAAGAGTATTCCTATTGTAAGTAATAGTAAGACTGCTGGATCTGCTGGTTATTTTTTCCATGAAACTCTGACTAAGTTTAGATTTGCTAGTATTGATAACGCATTTAATAATCCTTCTGGATTTGAGTATAGATATGAAGAAGGTGCTGAAGGATACACTGAGGCAAGCAACTTTAGGATCAATAATGAACCCCAGTGGAAAACAGATCATGATATAATGGCCAAACTCAGAAGGGGTCAATATAAGTCTACAAACTGGTACTTTAATATCGTTGATAAGAAACCAGAGTTCCTTGAGTATACGTTTAGGGACAGCATCAATAAACAGATGAAGTTATCTAATGAGGTGGAGAACATCCCATTTGAGATTGACGATAGACCTAGTAGAATTATGTTATCAACCCTTGACTTTGGCGCTCTATCTAGTGCCGGAAAACTTGACACACCACAAAATCAATCCTATTATCAAGCACAGGGAGCTGCCAGATATGCAGCATTATTTTCCCAGTCTCTAAACATCACAGTGCCGATGAACACTGGGTTACACGTTGGACTTGTAATCAAGTGTACTTTTCCTAAAATAAATATGAGTAAAACTGATCATGGAACTGCTCCGCAGTCTGGTTTTTACATGATCAGAAAATTATCTCATAAGTTTTCTACAGGGGGAGATTTCACCGGTCTGACACTTGTACGAGATTCCTATTCAAGACTAACATGAAAAACATCGAGACTCACATCGCTAAGGACAAAGAAATCCTTGAAGATCCAACTACTTCGCCACAACAACGTCGTCATATTGAGGGCGAACTGCATGAGTTAGAGGATTATGCGGAACATCACAAGACAGAAATTGAGGCAGGTGATCATCATGATCCTACTCCACTAGAACTATATTGTGATGCTAATCCATCGGAACCAGAATGTCTGGTGTATGAAGACTGATGAGTACACTTATCTGCAACCTACCTAGTGAACATGTTTATGTCCGTAAGGAGTATTTGAGAGATCATCAAGACGGACATGGAGAGTTTGTAGAAGGCGTCTGGGTTACGGCAAAGTCAGTGCCCGGACGTGCGTTTTATTTTGAGACATATTTGCCTGAGTATGCGGCAATGTATGACAAATTGCCAATCACGGCATTTGTATCAAAACCAGAGTTGCCTAGTCCTGATCTAGATTTACCTAACCTACAGTTCTGGAACTGTATGGACTATGGAGTAACAGCAATTACCAAGCAAATTACAGGCTCTGCTGATTATGAGATATATACTAGGGATTATGGTAATATCCAGGGTACATATATTTGTACTTTAGATAACTATCATCCTGATCCAGATGTGATCGACTACAGCACTGCTGAAACACCAGCAGAACATAAATCTCACAATTTGATTGCTCTGGAAAATGGTCAGTTTGCTTTGTATCCTAACAATAGGATGCGAATCTATGATAACAGTCTAACACCCAAAGAACCCAAGATGCCTGACTTTAAGGTATCTACCAGGATCTATGAGGTTGAGTCTGGTCATAGGCAAGATGGTCTAGGCGATCAGTCAGAATATTTCTGGAAAACTTCTAAGGAACGCGATGCTTGAAACACGTTTAAGCAAGATCAATTATATTGGACAGGACGGGTTCCACTGGTTTGTGGGACAAGTCACTCCTGATCCTGCTTGGCGTGGTTCTTCTAATACTAATGGATATCGTGCTAAGGTAAGAATCCTTGGCAAGCATCCTGCTACCGCTGAAGTACCAGATTCTGAACTACCATGGGCACACTTTGTCACACCTCCTAGTTTAGGAACTGGCAAAGGATTTGGAGGATCTAGTTTCTTCATCCAAGGTGGAGAGACCGTTATAGGATTCTTCTTAGATGGTGATGATGCTCAACAACCTATTGTTATTGGTACTCTATCTTCTGGGCAAAATGAAGAGAACCTGATGGCATTTGATGATGCTGTACAGGCAGGTACCACCGGATTTTTACCCTTATCGGCAAACTATAATCGAGACTTTAGCAAAGCTGTCCGTCGTACTGATGGTGAGAAAACAGACGGTAATGGTTTGCCAGATAATAATGGTTTGACTCCTGACGGCAAAGAATCCCAGCAGGCGGCGATTGATGGTAAAGAAATTATAGTTCCCAAGGCAAAATCGTGTAAGGGTGGCAAAGGATTCATGTCCGATGTTGCCAGAACCTTGGCATCTGTTGTTGCTATCGGTAATGGTCTAATAGAATATAAGGAAGGATTTATTGATCCTGTTTTTGGTGAGATCTATAATGTCGCGGCTCTTATTAGTGCTTCGTCAACTATAATTGCTAGTGGATTTGCTCAACTGATTAGACTTGCTCGTAAGTTCTTATTCGAACAAATTAAAAAACTTTCTGAGAATATTGTTACCTTCCTGTTGCCAGATAGTCTGCTAAAAGATATTGCCATATCTAAGGCAATGGATACTATCTTCTGTATCATCGAAAAAATTGTCAAATCACTTAAGGGTCTTATCGAAGACTTCCTTAATCAACTATTTGGCAAGGTCGTCAACATGCCTCTATGCGCCGCTGAGGCGGCGATTGCTGGTTTAGTCGCTAATATCAATGATAAGGTCCAAAGCGTGATTGGACCTGCTATGGAGGCGATCCAAGGCATCCTAGGACCCCTCGGCACCTTCATGGGATTCATTAACAAGGCGATGGGTTATGTTCAGATGGGTCTTAAGTTCCTATCTTGTGAGGATGATATTTGTCCACCAGAACCATATGATTGGGCAGCAAACTTCGGACCTAGTAAGAAATCGGTTGCTGACTTTAAGAGAAGTATCAATATTACTAACGGAATAACAGCAGCAGGCATTGGTGCTTCTGTCAGCAATATGATTAGTAATATATTTCCTGATATTGATGACGAAAAATCTAGTGCTGTTGCTGAATTGGTTGGTGGTTGCCCCACAAATGTTATAAAATGTGGTGCCCCTAGCATTGAGATCTTTGGCGGTGGTGGATTTGGTGCTGCTGCTCGTGCCGTCGTTAATGAGGTGGGTCAGGTTGTCGGTGTAAATATGACACAGTTTGGTTCCGGTTATGCTAAGAAACCGTTTGTTACTATCTCTGACAGTTGTGATAACGGTCGTGGTGCTACTGGAACTGCTGTCGTGGAAGATGGTAGAGTTACTAACGTTATCATTACCAACACTGGAGGTGGTTACCTAGGACCTGAGACTGCCACTGCTGACAACGAAGGTGAGGAAGTTGTAGGTGAAATCGTTGGTATTGATGTTATCAACACTGGTAAAGGATACGATCAGGATTCTTTGATTGTAAGTGGTTGTGGAACACTCAAACCACAACTAGATCAGGAAGGTAGAATTGTTGGTGCTGATATTGTTCAGTCTGATATTGGTTGTAAAGTTCTGCCTAAATTGAGAATAAATAGTGCGACTGGATTTGGCGCTGTTATCCGTCCGGTTATGAAATTCCGTAAGCGTGAAGAGTATAGTAAGACTGTCAACATTCCACAGAGTGCTGTACTCAAAGTTGTAGATTGTGTAAGTAGTTACTGATGTCATCACCACCACTCATTTTTAACCATCCTGAGGATGGGTTTATCCGTGTAGGTGTCCAAACTGCCGATAGGATAACACGTAAGTCGCAGGTTCAGGTTGCTGCTGGTAATGGTTCTAGTCTACGTATCTTTAAGGATGGTGGATGGGAACTTCGTGCCGTTGCTAACGAGACTGGATCTAATATCTTCCAGCAAGGTGAAGGTCCACTGAACATTTACTCTGACGGTGACATCAATGTCGCCTGTAAGGGTGAGTTCTCACTCAAGGCAGCAAAAATTACGATGGAGACTGTTGATCCTGATGACGGTAACATTGTATTAAACTCCAATAAGAACATTCGTCTTGATGCTGACAACAACCTACATGCTCTAGGTGCTAATGTTGTTATCAAAGCAGATAATAAAATCCTGTCACATTCTGTAGGTATGAATATTGTGGCTGGCAATCCAGTAATTGTCTATGAGAAGAAGATGAAAATTATTCCTACTGGTCTTGCTGATATTGTTGAGATGTTAATTGAACAAATTCTACTAAACTGATGGAATCACCAGAAATTTCGGCACAAAAAATCTATATTGGTCCTAGTCTTCCTATCAAGACTGATCAATCACTGCTTACCCTAGATGGTCTCAATCCTTTTGCTGGCACACTAGCAGTATCTGGCACCGCATTCTTTGGTGCTCCCACTAACATTGGATTTGCTCGTGGTGTTGTCAACATCGGTCCTGCCATCCCACCATTCAACCCCAGCATTCCTACACTTGGACTGGATGTAACTGGTGGCACACAGCACACCGGTTATATGAATAACCTTGGTCTAAGCAACTTCTTTGGTGCCAGTAACAATACTGGCATCTGGAACGCGATTGGCATCAAGAATATGATAGGATTGTTTAGTCGTGTTGGTGCGGCAGTTGAGGTTGGTGGCAAAGTCGCAGCAGAACCTAAGAATATTACAGCAGCACTAGCGACTTCACTTCCATCAGGCGTTGGAAGTCTGTTTGGGGACTGGACTTATAATTTTTCATCATTAGATGAGCTTCACACTCACTCAGATATCAGACTGAAGACTAACGTGAAACCAATCACTAGTGCTCTATCTAAAGTACTAGCACTTCAAGGTGTTACATTTGAGTGGAATCATTGTCAGAAAAAAAGGCAAAATCCTGGTATACGAATCGGTTTTATAGCACAGGAAGTAGAAAAAGTCATTCCCGAAGCTGTTATAGATACTAAGATTGATGATAGCGACGGCAATGCTATGGACGTTAAAGGCGTTCAGTATGATAAACTCGTAGCACTTCTAGTCGAAGCAATCAAAGAACAAAACACACGAATTGAACATTTAGAATCATGCTTACAGAATCTGGAGTCGTCTCTGTAGACGGCATCATTGAGTTTCCTGAAGAATGGCGTGGCAAAATCGACGCCGAATCATTGGTCATTCAACTAACTGCAATCGGTACCGCACAAGAACTTTACGTTGATCGTATTGAGTGGGGCACTAAAGCAATCATTCGTAATGGTGGTGGTGGTGCCTTGCGAGCATACTACACCGTGACAGTTCAGGAATTGGCACCCCCACCATTGGAAATCCAGCAGAAACCTGCTACAATAGGAAAGTCCAAAACACGAACCAAACCTTCATGAATTCTAAGGAAACCGTCAGCCTTATCGAGGTAGATGTTCTGAACCGTACCTTCTGTATGCACGGTGACATGGGTGCATGTAAAGAGATCTTGTGTGACACCCCTGATCAGTTCATCAACCTTCTGAGATTGGTTCGTATAAACAAAGAGAACACCGAAGTGGTGTATGTCTCAAATTAGATGTCCGCTTTGCGGGCATTTATGCTTTGATAAAATTAATTTTGCTTCTCATATCCGACGGTGTAAAGAAGTAGACAAAAATCACCGGTTTAATCATAAACAAAACCGAAAGAAAAAGAAAAAAGGTAAATAATATGTATCCTCCGCACCATATCCTTGGATAAGTACACCTTGGAGAATTGGCGTAAAGTCAAAGACGCTTTAGAGACTGCCGATAAAACCGACAGTTTCTTTTATATTAGAGCAAATGCTATCCTTAAGGGTGAAAAAGACCCCATGGATAGTTCTATTCTAAGAAATACTGAGAATCAGAACCCTCTAGAGAAGTAATTACTGCTTCTGCTTCTAAAATTTCTTTATCTAGTTGTTCTGAAGCTCGATCATATCCATATTTCTGAAGTTGATATTCTGCTCTTGCTTCCTTTAAGTTCTGAACTGGAGTTATAACACCTGTACGTTGCGATCTTAGCGTTGTAATGACCGTTTCTGCTTCCGTGATAGAAGCAGCGTATCCAGGACATTCGGTTGAGTCTAGACCGAAGAATGTGCCTAGACTGACTTGTGTGATGCCTGTATATGTGCCATACCCAATATTAGCACTGGTGATCAGAGCGTTAGATTCTGCGAACGGATTATCACCAGAGAAAGCCCACTTATATCCCCTTACATCATCACGTAGACTATCTACCATTGTGATAGTGTGAGTGGTGCATCCCACTTGTGTCGCACCAGTATATAGATCAAAGACGAGAGTTTGCTGATCGTTGATAAGATCGTTTATCCGTAAGACCTCGGTGTCTAGACCATTGATAGCAGGTGAAAAACTATTGATGACTACATCGAGGTCTTCAATACGTGCAATTGTTCCACCTTCAGAATCCGTGATATTGTATCCTTTTTTGGATTCTGTAATTTGAGTTTTATTGTCGCGTTTTTGCTTGATTTTTAATTTATAGGAGTCAATTAACGCATTAGTCTGAGGACCAATAGCCATGGTATAAATAGCATGAAGAGATGGTGTCAGTATTTATAGGCTATGCCGCTAAGCAGATTAGAGAATTTCCTAAAGAACGTTACTGGCAACGTCATTTACGTCAATCCCGAGGAACTTGACGCAACTGACGATATTAGTAATACTGGTAATTCCAGGACTCGTCCATTTAAGAGTATTCAGCGTGCCTTAATCGAGGCGGCAAGATTCTCATATCAGATCGGTGCTAACAACGACCGATTTGATAAGACCACTATTATGGTATCTCCGGGTACCCATTATATTGATAACCGTCCAGGTTTAAGGATTAACACTTCAGGTACACTAACTGATGTTAATGGGACCTCCGCGATTATCGATCAGTTTGGTGTTGGCACCAACTTCGATATTCAGGATCCTAACAATGTCCTTTACAGGTTTAACAGTGCTCACGGTGGCGTTATCATGCCTCGTGGTACTTCTATCGTCGGTCAGGATCTAAGAAAGACCAAGATCAAACCTAAGTTTGTTCCGAAACCTGACAATGACGCTATTGATTCTACATCTATTTTCCGTGTAACTGGTGGTTGTTTCTTCTTTGGGTTTAGTTTCTTTGATGGAGATCCAAATGATCGCATCTTTAGAGACTACACCACAAACGTATATGTTCCAAATTATTCCCACCATAAACTCACTTGCTTTGAGTACGCTGACGGTGTAAACCAGATCTCTGGTCAGGGTAATACTGACCTTGACATGTACTACCAGAAACTAACTCTGGGTTATGGTACTAACTCTGGTCGTGCTCTACCTAACTACCCCGCAAATAAAGACTTCGAAGCAACTGTCGATGAGTCTCGTATTGTAGGTGCTATTTCTCAAATAGGTGCTCTCACAATCAGTGACATCTATTCTGGTGCTAATCCTACCGATAATGTTGCCACTCCTATCGTTACAGTAGTAACACAAACCAGTCATGGTTTTAACGTTGGCACACCAATCCTAATTACTGGTATTGATGACGCTGACTATGATGGCAGTTATATTGTAAGTCAGGTTTTAAGCAACACATCGTTCACTTATTCTGTACCTACCACTCCTACATCTACAGCAACACCTAATCTATCTGGCAAGAGTCCTGCTGTTAAGATTGAGAGTGACACTGTAGGTTCTGCTTCTCCTTATATCTTTAACTGCTCTATCCGTTCTGTCTTCGGCATGAATGGTATGCACGCTGATGGTGCGAAGGCAACTGGATTTAAGTCCATGGTTGTTGCCCAGTTTACGGGTATCGCACTAAACAAGGACGACAACGCATACGTTAAGTATAATACAACCACTGGTGCTTGGGAAGATCAAGTAGCACTAGGTTCTGCTGTATCCCTACACACAGATTCCCTTGCTAAGCATAGACCTGGTTGGGAAAACTGCCACGTTAGAGTATCTAACAATGGTATTATCCAAGCAGTATCTGTCTTTGCTATCGGATATGCTAAGCATTTCCTAGCAGATTCTGGTGGTGATATGTCTATCACCAACTCTAACTCTAACTTTGGTGCCAAGTCACTACAAGCAGATAAGTGTAGATTTGAGGCGTTCCTTAAGGACGATAAAGGTTATATTACTGAGATTCAGGTTCCTCAGAGAATCAGTGACAAGCAGAATAAGGTCAACTATCTATCACTAGACGTAGAGAAGACTTCTACTGCTGCTAACACCAGACTATACTTATATGATTATGATCAGAAATCCAATGTTCCTCCTACAGGTATCAATGGATTCGTATTTGGTAACAAGGTAGGTGAAACTATTGAAGTTGGTGTAGGTGACACCAGTTTTGCTACTACAGTCCTTATGCCTGTTCCTCAGGCAGCAGCATCTGAAAGAGTATCTGCCCATAAGGAACATTTTGTTGGTAGAGTATCTGGTATCAACTCAATCACCGGTAACACCTTTACACTAAGAGACGAACATAAGTTCCTCAATGGTGAGAAAGTCCGAGTCTATTCTGAAGATGGTGCTCTACCTGATGGTCTAGAGTACAACCGCGAATACTTTGCTGTTACTGATGGTTTAGCAGCGGATCAGGTTCGCCTTTCTTCTACGTTTAATAATGCCATTGCTGGTACAAATATCAGTGGTGTTAACAACCTTGGTGGTGATCTACGAATTGTATCTACTGTCTCTGGCAAAGAACCTGGCGAACCAGGTCACCCAATTCAGTATGATGGTGGTTGGTATGTAAACGTAGGTGCTGGTAATAGTCTCCATGCTATTATCGTATCCAACAAAACTGACATTACACCTAAGACAAAGACCGCTTTCTACACCAGACAGCGTGATGGTAGAGATAATCTAGAAAGAAGATATGGTCTAAAACTTGTTATTCCTCAGTCGGAAACATACGCTTCTGCTCCTACCGCAGGATTCAGTATTGCTGATGCTTCTACTGTACCTGATGACACTAACTATCAGAACGATAACAATACTCTAACATCTGAAACTAATCTCAGAAGTAAGACTAACGTTATTAACGCTTCCTGGTCTGGTAATGTTGGTGTTATTACTGCCGAGAACCCACACAGTCTAAAGGTTGGTCAGACTGTTCAGGTCTATCGTCTTAAGTCTGCCAATAACACTGGTGGTGCTGATAACTCTGGATTTAACGGTATCTTTGAGGTCACCGCTGTTGCTAATCGCGAAACATTTAGCATTGGTATTAGCACAGATCCAGGTGCTATCACTGAAATCAACTCTGGTATTCCATTCACATTTGAAGACAGAACTATTGCCGGTGCCGGTAGAACGTTCTCTCCATACTTTGTCAAGCGTGACTATGGTTCTGCTAGTTACCAGATTCATGCTTCGAGTGAGATCCAAGAGTTTAAGTCTGGTTCACAGGATGGTGTCTACGATCTAACTCTACGTGGTTATATCTCACAACCAACTGTATCACCATTCTCAACCACAACTTATTACTTCGGTCAAGATGACATTGACATCTTCCCAGAAGTAGATAGAGATAATCCTAACGCTGATCCAAAATCTGCGGTATCTTATGCTGTACGTGATGAGATTGGTAATGTTGAGACCAATGATCCTCAGAGAAGTATCACTCGCGAAGGTCTAGATTCCTTCATGTCTGATACTGGTGCTGTTGTACCTATCACCAGCACATCACACTCGTCTGGTTCTCTTTCGATTGTTTGTGATAGAGATCACGGATTTGGGGGTGTATCTGGTATTCAGAGTGTAACTGGTGGTACTAACCTTGGTGCTAACAGTGGTAATGCTGAGTTCTATTATAACGTTAGAGCAGAAGGTGGTAGTGGTAGAGGTCTAACACTTGATGTAACTGTTGCTGCTGCTGGCACGATTAGTGCTGCTGTTCTTAACAACCCGGGTTCTGGATATAATGTTAACGATCTACTAACAGTCCAAGGAATTCCTCACTACTCTGCCGGTGATGATTGTACTCTTGGAGTTGCTAATATTGCGAATCCTGTTGGTGATGCTGTACAAATTGTAGGTGTAGGAAGCACAGCGTATGACGGAACACGAAGAATCGAAAGCGTTACAAACAATACCACGTTCACCGTCTCCGGGTCCGCTGATGGTTCTTCGTCCGGTGGATATGTTTACCACGTTGGTGTTACAACTACAGTCACTGCTCTTGATTATAGTAAGGAAAGTGGTATAGGTACAGTAACACTAAGCAGTGATATTGGTCTACGTCGTGGTGATCGTATTGTTATTAGTGGTTCTGATGCCTTCTATAATGGCACACACTTCATCACTGATAAAGTAAGTGGAGCACAACTATTTGTAGACTTTGGTAAGAATTCTACGAAACCATCATTTACTGCCAGCAATGTAAATGCTCATGGTGAGGGTATCAATCAAAGAGGAGATGGTCGCGGTATTCCAATCTATGGAGGGCACACATCGCTTCTAAGCAGTGGTATCTCAACCACTTCTACATCATTCACAGTTCCTGTTGCTGATAGAGGTAATCTACGTCGCGGAGACTTCCTCCAGATCGATGATGAGATCGTAATGGTCTCTAACAGTAACGTTACCACGATTATCCGTGGTGTGATGGGCACAAACGCTGATGAACATCCTGTCAACAGCGCCGCAAGGAAGATCAAGGTTCTACCTATCGAATCTAGAAGATATTCTATCTTGCGTGCTTCTGGTCACACCTTCGAATATGTTGGTTTTGGTCCAGGTAACTATTCTACTGCGATGCCGCAGGTTCAGGATAGAAGAAGAAGTGTTCGTGAAGAACTAATTTCACAATCTGTTCAGCACCGTGGTGGATTTATTGTCTACTCTGGTATGAATGATCTGGGTGACTTCTACATCGGTAAACTCAAGATTGAGGCAGGATCGAGTGAAATTAAGTCAATCATTCCTCCAAGAAGTGGTGGTGACACTACAGTTGAGAAAGCAGAGTTCCCAACAGATGCTACATTTAATAGTGTAACAGTCAACTCCAGTCTTCAGTCCAATGCCGACACTGAAGTCATTGATTTGCTACTAAGAGGTAACAGATCTGGTGACGTTGGTAAGAGTGTTTATGTTGGTATTAAAGATGGTGATACCACACCAACCAGCAATGTTGATAGCATCCTATTCAGAACATCGTTCGGTTCAGGTGGTTATCTAGGTTGGGTTAGAACTACTGGTGGTTGGAGAAGATTTGGTCCTATCTCTAAGTCTGCTACCGCAGAAAACTATGAGATTGATCAACTAGAAGTTACTGGTGACACTACACTTACAGGTGCAACTGTTAACGGTGACATCACTCAAACCGGTAATGTCACATCTTCAGGTATTGTAACTGCCACTACATTTGTTGGTAATGGTATTACACCTATTGGTGGCATTATCCTATGGTCAGGTTCTGTTGGATCTGTTCCTGGTGGATGGGCATTATGTAATGGATCTAATGGAACTCCAAATTTACAAGATAGATTTGTAGTTGCTGCTGGTAGTGGATATTCTGTTGGTGCTACGGGTGGTAGTGCTGATTCTATACTTGTAACACACTCACATACCACGGACTCTACTATTAATGAAGGCGACACCAATGCCAAATCATTAACAGGAACTTTCCGTAATGATCCTCAACCTGCTCCTACTGGCATATTCTCTCAGACTAACGTTAATCATAATGAAGACTCTGATCAAGGGAATGATGGACGACTTATTTCTATTGATGCTACTCACAGACATACAACCGATTCCCAAGGTGAGTCTGGAACTAACAAGAACCTGCCGCCATATTATGCTCTCGCATACATCATGCGTACCACTTGATAAATACAAATAACAAGGAGCGTTCTACTTAGATGGCATCAGTCAATAAGAAGTTCGGCATCGAGAAAGGTCTGGAAGTAGGAACAGACGCTTTAATAGTCGATGCCGATAATAATCGAACTGGTATTGGCAAAACTGATGCCCAGTATGGTTTAGATGTTGCTACTACCGCTAACTTTGATGGTATTGTAGCAGCAGGTCAGGTTGGTGTTGGTTCTACTCAACCCGCCTATGACGTAGATGTCCGCACGGACATGCGTCTAACAGGTAGATTATATGATAGCAATAGTGTAGCAGGAACCAACGGTCAGTCTCTGATTACCGTTGGTACTGCTGTATCTTGGACTGATCTTGCTGATATTGAGACAAATGCTGCTGGTGATACTCACCAGGTACAGTATAAGCAAGCAAACGGTAAGTTTGGTGGTGCTAGTAAACTATATTATGATGCCAGTACAAATCGTGTAGGTGTTGGTACCACACAACCAGAGTATCGCGTCCAGATTAAACCTGACGGTGGTGATACTTATGTTCAGATTGGTGGTACATTCCTAGACGCACAGGCATCAACAGCCGGTATCGGATCTGTTCTAGGTGCTAATCCTGGTGGTGAACTATCATGGGTTGGTGCTGGTACTTCTACACTCAACATCATCTATGTTGCTGAAGATGGTCTTGATAGTAATGATGGTCTAAGGATCTCTAATGCTAAGAGAACTATTGGTGGAGCAGCAGCGATTGCCAAAGTTGGTGATGTTATCCGTGTTGCTGGTGGTGTATATCAAGAGAACAACCCTGTCAGTCTAGAGCATAATGTAACCATTGATGGTGATGATCTGAGAAACACTCAGGTTATCCCACTAAATGCTGGACAGGATCTATTCCATGTAGACAACGGTGTTCTTATCCAGAACATGTCGTTCATTGGTGCCGCTAATACCGGTGCGATGATCTCTTATCATCCAGTAAGAGAGAACATTCATACCTTTGTATCTGCTGCTGCCGGTGCTGTTGCTGTTGGTAACTGGGATACTAAACTAACACCTACCTTCGCTGATTACAGTCCGAAGGCAGGTATCATGACGGTTACGATTCCTGCCGACCATGGTATTACAGCAGGTGCTACTCAGGTTGGTTTCGCAACAGCAAGTCTACAGTTTACTTGTGCTTCTGATCACAATAACAAGAGTTATTATCACCCACGCTCCGGTGAACCATTAGAAGGCACACTTGTATCAGTATCTGCTACCACTGCCACTACATTTACTGCTACGGTAGGTGTTGCTGGTATTGGTTCTGAGTATGTTGGTGTTATAACTCAGTCTCCTTATATTAGAAACTGTACCAACTTCGTACCAAATTCTCTTGGTATGAGGATTGATGGTAATAAGGCTGATGGACTCAAGTCCATGGTTGTTGACTCATATACACAATACAATCAGGGTGGCATTGGTGTATCAATCACCAACAATGGTTATGCTCAGTTAGTCTCGATCTTTACGATCTGTGACGATATTGCTATCTTCTGTGGTAGTGGTGGTCAGTGTGACCTAACCAACTCAAACTCTTCCTTTGGTAATAAAGGTTTAGTTGCTTCTGGCGTTGGTACTGAAGGTTTTTCGGGAACACTTGCTGTCTCGATGATTGAAGAAAACGATATTGTTACTGTAACTGGTATTGGAACACAAAGACCATTTACTGGGCAGGTATTCTATGTTGGAGAATTGTTCTACAATGTAGAGAAAGTTAATGTAACTTCTGCTGGTTCTGGTTATACTAGTACCAACCCACCAGCAGTTACATTTAGCAATCCATCTGGTCCTGGTGGTATCAGTGCTGACGGTGTTGCTGTTGTTTCTGGATTCGGTTCAGTTACAGCAGTCAATATGTTTGCTACCGGCAGACAATATCGTTATGGTGATAGTCCAACTGTAACTATCGCAGCACCTGCTTCAGGTGAAACTGCTACCGGAACAATATCAATTGAACCTACATATTACACTATAAATAGTGCTACTACGCCTACTGCGGGCGTGTCTACAATCACTGTAGACCAAACAATTCCCGCTAATGTTGGTGTTGGTTCTACCGTTCCGTTCTTCAGACAGTCGCTAATTCTAGCGTCTTCTCACTCCTTTGAGTATATTGGAACTGGAGTTACTATTGCTCAAGCAAGACCATCTCAAGGTGGTGTAACAATTCCAGAAAACCAAGTTCAGTCTGACAATGGTGGTAAAGTTGTCCACACATCAACAGATGAACGAGGCAACTTCTTGATCGGTGATGATTTTACAATCAATCAACAGACAGGAACTATCACTGGTGATGCTTTTAATAAGAGTATCCAAGCAACCCTAACACCATTAATCATCGCCCTAGGAGGAGCACAATAAATGGCAGCGATTCCACTAAATAAATTCCGAACACTAACACATACTCTAACAAAGGGTAGTAGTGTCGGTATCTATACTTGCCCTGCTGGCGTTTCCGCACTTATCATTTATGGCAACGTTTCTAACGTTGGTGGTGGCACATCGGTAACATCTTTTTCAGTATATCATAGCAGATCTTCTGTTGATACACCTATCATTGAAAAAGCACAAATCCCTAGTCAAGATGCTATGTCTTTCTTAGATGGAAGACTTGTTCTTGAGACGGGCGACATCCTTAAGATTAAGTCTGAGGATGAAGACGGTACACAGAGACTTATCATTAGCATCCTAGAAAACGCGAAGTAATGCCTAAACTGCTATCCGGTAGAGTTGGGGTGACCAGTTTTTCTGGTCTCTCGACCAGTAGAAATCAGGTTGTCGGTGGCGATCGTCCTTTCGTCCTACCTGGCAGTTTTGAGCCCAACCTAGATAAACCTGACGTTAATGGACAGGTTCTATACGCTGATGCGGATGGAACGAGGCGATGGGGAAATCCTGGTGGTGCTCCTACCGGTGTGTCGTCTGGTATTACTATTGAGGATGAAGGACTCGCCCCAGTTGGTATGGGCGGGTCTATTGCTATTATTAACTTTGTAGGTGATGGTGTAGTAGCAGTAGCAACTCACAGAAATATTTCTGGTGCTCTAGTTGGTGTTGCCACAGTTACGATTCCTCGTATTAACTTTAATGCTGAGGATGGTCAAGGTTTTGTAGAAGTATCGGGTATATCTACAATTCGTGTCGGTGCTGGTCTGACAGTATTTGCCCCAGCAGGCACAACAGGTATCGCATCTATTGGTAAACTGACAGATGCTAACCTAGATTTTTATGATACAAGTTCTTATCTTTCTGTTACTAATGTAGCACAGATCCAGGTTGGTAATGGTCTATCTGTTAGTGAACCACAGGTAAATCGTGCCAAGATTGATATTACAGGCAATCTCCCTAGTATCAACATCTCCGGTATTTCTTCTATCGGACAAGGATTCTCGACGACGATGTATACGTCGGGTATCTCTACTGCCGATGCATTTGTTGGTATTACTTCTATCGGCACCCCTAATTTCTATGGTGCTCTAACTGGTAATGTAACTGGTAATGTAACTGGTAACATTACTGGTGATGTATATGCTGGTATTGTTACTGCCACCGCATTCCTTGATGGTTCTCTAAACTCTTCTGGTGTAAGTACGCTTGGTCAGGTATATGTAAGCACTCTAGATGTTACTGGAGTTACCACTGCTGGTAGCTTTTTTGCTGATACCAATGGTTTCCTAGGTGCCATTAGTCACTCGGGTATTTCCACACTAACATTCCTAGACTCGACTAATATCAATGTCACAGGTATTGTAACTGCTAACGCCTTCTCAGGATTCGATTATCTACAGGATTCTGGTGATAAGACTCGTGTAGATATTGAGGTTAGTGTTGCTAGTAAGACCTCTGGTCATAGGTATCATGGTACTGGTTCTAGCAGTGGTTATTTCTTCAATGGATCAGAATCTCCATTCTTATTCCTACAACCTGGCAAGACTTATAGATTTAAGCAGGATGATTCCACTAACAATGGTCATCCACTACGCTTCTATTATGATGCTGCTAAGGCAAGAGCATGGTCTGACACTGTAACAACTAATGGTACACCTGGTTCTGCTGGTGCTTACACTGATCTAGATGTTACTCAAGAAACTCCATCTATCCTATACTATCAGTGTACTAACCACGGTTTTATGGGTGCTGCGGTTGCCTGTCAAACCAATCTACAGAATGGTGATGCCAACTATGTTGGTGTTGTTACTGCTAGTAACTTCGTTGGATCTCTTACTGGCAATGTAAATGGTAACATTACTGGTGATGTAACTGGTAATGCTGATAGTGCCACAGAAGTTGTCCTAACAGATAAGGGCAGTCTCGATAACGATGGATACATCGCCTTCTCCGAAGATGTTAGTGGTACTAGTCAACTAGGATATCATAGTGCTTTTTACTATAATCCAAATGCTGCCCGACTCAACGCAGCTAATTTTGATGGTAATGGTTCTCTTTTAACAGGTCTAACTGCGGCGAATCTAACTGGTGCTCTACCTGCTATTGATGGTTCTGCCCTACTAAATGTCCCTGCTGGTACAGTTGCTCTAACAGCAACCAACAATACAAATGCTCAGCATTTTATCTGTATTGTTGACTCAAATACTGGAAATGAAAATATTAGAACTGACACCGATCTTCAGTATAATCCAAATACAAATACTCTAACATCAGTAAACTTCACCGGTACCCTAGCAGGTTCTGCTACTGGTCTAACTGGTACACCAGCAATTACAGTTGGTAATATCACATCATATAATATTATTCCAGCAGCACACAATACTTACGACCTAGGTTCTACAGCAGTTCGTTTCGCTAACATCTTCTCTGCTGACTTACAGTTGAGTAATAAAGATGCTAATCCTAATGTTGTAGATGGCACATGGGGTGACTGGACACTACAAGAGGGTGAGGAAGATATCTTTATGATTAATAATCGTTCTGGCAAAAAGTATAAAATCAACCTCACCGAAGTCTAAATATAGATGTAGTAATAAGTCCATAATCTATGTCTAGAGCCAGAGATCTGGCAAAAGCAGGTGGTGTACAGCAACGTCTTGTGGGATTCTCCTCACACGTTGGTATATCTACTTTTGCCGCAAATGTGGTAATGAGTGGCGACCTTTCGGTCGCGGGTGATCTTAATGTAACAGGTGATCTGTCATACGATGAAGTAACTGCTGGTAATCAAAGAATTACTGGTATTTCAACGCTAACTCAAGTACAAGCAACAACCGTACAAGTTTCAGCAGGTTTTACTGCTGCTACTGCTCAAATTTCTGACCTTACTTCTGGTCGTGTTGTTGTCGCTGGAACAAATGGAGCACTCGGAGATTCTGGGTCTCTAACCTTCAGTGGCGGTACACTTACAGCAACAACGTTCAGTGGTAATCTACCCACTACCGATCTGACTGGTACTATTACCAATGCTCAGTTGGCAGGAAGTATTGCTAACAGCAAACTATCTAACGATAGTGTTTCTTTTGGTGGTGTCTCGGTTGATCTTGGTGCTTCTGACGCAACTCCAGCATTCGACCTATCTGATGCTACTGCTTATCCTACTAGTAGTCTAACTGGTACGATTACTAATGCTCAACTAGCAGGTTCTATTGCCAACTCCAAGTTAGCAAGTCCTAGTGCGAGTATTGGTGGTGTAACAATTACTTTAGGTGGAACAGACGCTACTCCAGCGTTCGACCTAAGTGATGCTACTGACTATCCTACTAGTTCACTAACTGGCACTATCACCAACGCACAGTTGGCAGGAAGTATTGCCAACGATAAACTAAGCAATAGCAGCGCAACTGTTACTGCTGGTAGTGCTCTAACTGGTGGTGGTACACTAACTTTAGGTAGTAGTGTTACCTTAAATGTTGGCGTTGATGATTCATCTATCGAAGTTAGTAGCGATGCTGTAAGAGTTAAAGCATCTGGTGTTACTAACGCCATGCTTGCTGGTTCTATTGCTAACAGTAAACTAAGCAATAGCAGCGTATCTTATGGTGGCGTAAGTCTATCACTAGGTGGTTCCGATTCTACACCAGCATTTAACCTTGCTGATGCTAGTGGTCTTCCAGTTTCTAGTGGTATTGATGGACTAGGTTCTGGCGTTGCTTCGTTCCTTGCTACACCTTCTAGCAGCAACTTACGTTCTGCTGTAACTGGTGAAACTGGATCTGGTGCTCTTGTATTTGGCACTTCACCTACAATTTCTTCACCTGCTATCTCTGGTGGTTCTTTCACTGGCAGACAGGAAATTGATGATGCAGTTGTTTCTGGTGGTTTCGTAGTTGGTGCTGGTCTTACCGTCACTGGTGACCTCGTAATCAACGGTACGACAACTACCATCAACTCTACCACCATTTCGGTTGATGACAAGCACATCGAACTGGGTGCTACTGCTTCTCCTACTGATAGTTCTGCCAACGGTGGTGGTGTTATCCTGAAGGGAGACTCTGACCACACTATTCTGTGGCAAAATGATAATGATCAGTGGGAGTTCTCCGAGCACGTCAATCTTGTAAGTGGAAAAACATTCCAGATTGCTGATGCTTCTGTTCTGAGTGCTACCACACTTGGTTCTAGTGTTGTCAGCTCTTCCTTGACATCTGTTGGCACGATTGCCTCTGGTGTATGGAACGGTACAGCAATTACGAATGCTAATCTAGCAAACAGTAGTGTATCCTTTGGTGGTATTTCTGTTGCTCTAGGTGCTGCTGATGCTACTCCGGCGTTTGACCTAAGTGATGCTACTGGACTACCTACAACCAGTTTAACTGGTACGATTACTAATGCTCAACTAGCAGGTAGTATTGCTAACAGCAAACTGAGCAATAGCACTGTATCTTATGGTGGTATTTCTCTATCGCTAGGTGGTTCTGATTCCACTCCTGCGTTTGACCTTGCTGACGCTACCAATTATCCTACAAGTTCACTAACTGGTACGATTACTAATGCCCAGTTGGCAGGTAGTATTGCTGCTGGTAAACTTGCTGGTAGTATTGGCAACTCCTTGCTATCTAATAGCAGTGTTTCTTTTGGTGGCGTAAGTCTAGCACTAGGTGCTTCTGATTCTACTCCTGCCTTTGATCTAAGTGATGCTACTGACTATCCTACTAGCAGTCTGAGTGGTACTATTACCAATGCTCAGTTGGCAGGATCAATTGCCAACTCTAAGTTAGCAAGTCCTAGCGCAAGTATTGGTGGCGTAACAATTACTCTAGGTGGTACAGATGCTACTCCAGCATTTGACCTAAGTGATGCTACTGACTATCCTACCAGTTCACTATCTGGTACGATTACTAATGCTCAACTAGCAGGTTCTATTGCTAACGGTAAACTAAGCAATAGCAGCGTACAGTTTGGTGGTATTACGGTATCACTAGGTAGTGGTGATTCCACTCCAGCATTTAACCTTGCTGATGCTACTGGACTACCTATTAGTTCTGGTGTTTCTGGTCTTGCTTCTAACGTAGCAACGTTCCTTGGCACACCTTCAAGTGCTAATCTACGTTCTGCTGTAACTGACGAAACTGGATCTGGTTCACTTGTCTTTGGCACCAGTCCTACGATTGCTGGCATGACAGTATCGGATCACGTTGTTCCTAACGCTAACGGTACCATTAATCTTGGTGCTTCTGGCACACGTTTCGCTAACGTCTACAGTTCTGACTTGGATCTATCCAACGAAGCAAAAGGTGTCAACACGGTCGATGGCACTTGGGGTTCCTACCTAATCGAAGAAGGTGAGGAGCATTTATACATCACTAACAGAAGAAGTGGGAAGAAATTCCGCTTCATGCTGGAAGAAGTTTGATCTAAATACACTTAAGGAGATTTCACACAATGGCATTATACGGAGACGGTTCAAACGTAAACAAGACAGTTAGTGTCTCTGCCGGTACATACGGTGGATCATCTGCTGTCCCCGTTCTTACGGTTGACTCCAATCAGAGGATCAGTGCTATCAACACTGCCTCAATTACTCTGACTGCCGCCATCAACGCCAACGCTTCTGTTGGTGATGTTGGTACTTATGCTTTCATGCAGCAGTCCTCGGGTAACACACAGTATGCACCTGGTGCTACTCTAGCGGGTTCCTCGCTACGTTACTCTGACGCTACAGGGCGTACACATACAACCACACCTTCGGGTAACTGGCGTTGTATGGGTTATGACTCGGGTGCTGCTCTAGTCAACACCGGAACAGGTACAGGTTCTGGTTCTGGTTCTGGTACCATTTCTGGTAACATCCAGGGTAACCTCCAGGGCAACCTATCTGGAGGTAACGTCCAGGGCAACGCTTCACTTCAGGGCGGTAACGTTCAAGGCAATACTTCATTGTCTAGTGGTAACGTCCAAGGCAACACGAATACTTCAGGTTCATTACAGGTTCAGGGCGGTTCTGGCACCACTAACGTTACTACTAAAGGTAGTATGTCTGTTCCTACCAATCACCTAGGTGTTGGTGGTAATGTAAGTACCGATAACCTAGGTGTTGCTGGTAATGTAGGTACCGATAACCTTAGTGTTGGTGGATCTGTCAATGTTGGTGGTGATAACACTAACGTCGGTGGTAACGCATCAGTTAACGTTACTGTAAACTCGGTAACTGTGAACACCACGGTTGCTTACTCTGCAACCCTATGGTTGCGTTATTCTTAATTCACCCATAGGAGATAATACTAATGGATACAAACTACGAAATTGCTCGTGCTCGCAACCCACAGTGGACCGATGCTGAGCATAATATGATTGATCTAGAGGTAGACTTCATGCCCCTAGATGAAGATTGGTTACCTTATACATGCACTCCAGACGACGTTGTTGCTCACTCTCGTGAACTATATCGTCGTGCGATTGCTGGAGACTTCGGACAAATCTCCGATGAAACTCCACGTACGGAGGAAGATCGTTGGACACCAGTGACTACTGAAAAAGTTTCTGTTTCTAAAGAAGCACTTGTTCAGGTTCTACTTGAGAAAGGTGTTCTAACTGACGAAGAAGTTGACAGTATTCTTACCACCAAGCAAGTGACTAAATCTTATCAACGTCGCACACTAGATGGTGCAAATAAGGAATGGGCAGGTAGCTGATATATAAATCAGATACTTTTCGTTATGGCAGAACAATCTGACAAGTGGCATCATTCTATGGTGAGGTATCTGGGGTTATCCTCAGATACCTTTTTTTCTTTTGGAATACAACCAGGATTTTGTAGAGAAGCAGTTGGAAGATATGATTGGATATATTCTTTCACTGATACATTCATATCAAACCAAATTTATTTTTGGTCGGAGTTCCATTATAACAAAGTTGCCAAGACAAATAGAGTATCGTCATATTTTGGCACAGCACCATTTTTATGGGATCTTGGTAGAGTAGCAACTGAAACCAACTTCAAACCTAAAGGTTCGTTATTCTTTTTACCAAGAGATGATCAAGTAACCATTCGTGAAGAAGAATGGGAGACAGTTCAGAAGGTTATTGATACACTACCAAAACCAATTACATTCTTAGTCCCATGGAGATCGTGTGATATATGGAAGAACTGGGACAAACTTGTTCTACCTGATGATAGTGAACTGATTCAGATGGTTGATAGGAACACTCGTCAATTTACATTGGCGACATTGTTCCTACGTCATGAACACGTTTATATTCCTTGGCCTGGAACTGATGTTTTTTATGCAGAGTTTCTAGGCAAAAATGTTGTGGTATATGATAAACTCGAAAAGTATAGAACTAAGACAGATAAAGAAAGAGATCGTGATTGTCGCATCATGAATCATCTCAAATGGGGATATGATTATCTCAACGAAAATCAAAAGAAGTTCTTCCACTATTTGTGTGAGTGGTCAGAACTTCCAGAGCAAGATAGATTATTTTTGACAAGAGACTTTCTTGGACTGAACGCACTAAAGTCTCCTGAAGAATTATATAACGATTTACAGGATAAAAATTTACTACCAGATGACAATTTTGTCAATTCTGGTGAGTATGATGAGGCATACTTATGGTTGATAGATAAAACTAAAAAATTTAATAATATTAAATGTAGTGCTAGATGTACTGCTATGTACGATATAATTTAAAATTGACGAAAAAAGTCACTATCATTCCAACCCTTATCATCGATGTAATGCATCGCTCTAGGTTTACCAAAAAACAATTGATCGTATTCTACACCCCATTCTTTTAACTGTTTCTCAGTAAGTTCTCGTGCATCAGCATCTGCTTCCTGCTGATTGTTATTGGCAGTAATCATACCTCGTGCTGTCTGTAGGTAGATCGTAGCACCTGATATTTTCAGACCATTTACTACAGCAATGCGTGATTTAATTGGTTCGGCATAACGAACACCATCAGGAGATGTAGTGCATAAACAACCATCAATGTCAAAACAATACACTGGAGCATTGTTGGCAATATCCTTGACGGGTTTCATTCTGGCAACTCAGGCAACTTGACTCCATTATACTCCATAAGCATGTAGATTGTCCAGAGGGCATTGACCTCAAACTCATGGTAGGTCTTAGCAGGCACAACAATAGTATCAATGTGAGGACTATTGATCTTCTTTGGTGCGATTACTGCTGTAGGTATAGCAAACGCAAACTCGTCGATATCACGAATCATTGGAGAGTTTGCTCTAGCACTGATACCGAGAATCATATCACAATGCTGTGACGCATATGATAACCAGTTTGCCTTCCACATTTCATCACCACCTACAGCAGTAAGATGAACAGCATCAGGAGCAAGACACAACTTTCCCGTGTGTCTGTTAATATCAGAGGCAGCATGTTGTGCGATGGCAAGATTACCACCGCTACCAATAATAGCGATACGATCTGCCTTTTCTAGCATATTCGCACCTTTTTCGATATCAGGATTTCGCAAGTTCATGCTCGATTTCTTGAATGTGCCAGGGGCGATCAACTGCTCTTATTTTACCACATTTTAAGTCAAATGGGGTAACTTTATATTTACCGCAGAACCCAATAGTATCTAAACCACCCCAATGCTTGACAAATGTCATGTCAAGATTAGGAAAATCACAGATAACATTTCTTCTATACATGTAAATACCCAGTTGGGTAATGATATTGTTAGTGATAATCTCAGGTGTTCTCATCATGTGAGTCACTACACCGTTGTTGACAACCATCTTCACTACATCTTCATCTTCAATCTCTTCCGGTTCTAAATTTCGTGCTGCTTGTACCATGTCGCAGTCATTTTTAATACCAAAGGCAATTATATCGTCTAACCATTGAGGGTCTGTTAGTGGTTCGTCTCCTTGTAGATTAATAATATAATCACTTTCCAAAGTTTCAGATACCTCTGCCACGCGATGAGTGCAGGTATAATGTCTGCCTGTGAGTCGTGATTCATATCCATTTATCTCACATAGTCGTTTAATAATTTCATCCTCAGTAGCAACAATGATGTGATCAATGAGTTTAGATTGAGCGGCAATGTCTGCCACTCGTAATACCATCTCACGTCCAGCAATTCTTGCTAATGGTTTGCCAGGAAATCTGCCGGATGACATTCTGGCAGGAATAACACAAGTGACTTTCATAATAAAAGGTTGACAAATTCGTATAAACTATGTAGAGTAACTCTGTCGCCGTTAAATGCCATCTTTAGACCTATAAGAAAGTCTAGTATCACTGAGACTTGACACCATAGTAGACAAACGTGCTATAATGGTGGGGAACTTGGTTCTATGTATGGACTCAAAGGTTAAGGAAGGCGTTAAAGTCAGTTACCATGACATGTTTGGGGAGGTTGCTTTTGTTGACCCAAGCTATTTTTGTCTCCAAATATCGGACGAAGGTTATTGTAGTGGCAGACCCGTCCGTATTTGTGTTCCGTGGGACAGTCAATATACTGTCCACGAAGAGACCATAACTAAGTCAGATCCTGTATTATTAGAGCATATTCAGGAAACAGATGACAGTCAGCATAGAGATCAAGGGCAATCTGGCACGGTTGCTGGCGACTGAGAACCTCATTATCGAGCATAAGAAAGTAGACACAGCATCCTTTGACGTGGTGCGACGTGTGCTGACTCTACCACAGTGGGAGCGAGCAAGTGAGACTGTCTATGATATGCTCGTTGCTCATGAAGTTGGTCACGCATTATATACACCCACTCGTAACTGGATTATAGAGAAAGAATATTTCCGTGTGCCGCCTGATTATGTCAATGTGGTGGAAGATGCTCGCATCGAGAAGTTGATGAAGCGTCGTTTCCGTGGTCTTAATCGTGACTTTCATTCTGGTTATCAGGAACTAAATGATCAGGACTTCTTCTGTATTGCTGAGGAAGATCTTACTAGACTCAAACCGATCGACAAAATCAATCTATACTTTAAGATTGGTACTTTTATTGATCTTGAGTTCACTGACGAGGAGAATGAGTTCCTGACTCGTATCAGCAACTCTGAGTCTTTTGACGAGGTTCTTGATATCTCCAAGGATATCCAAAAATATACTAAGGAGTGTGCTGAGAAGCAAAAGCAACAACAGCAGCAGCAACAACAGCAACAAAATATCACTGAAGACGGTCAAGAGACTGAGGAACAGGTGCAGCAACAATCGCCTGGAGAAGGTGAGAACGATACTGATATAGATGAAGATACCGAGAACCCTACAATCGATGCTCAGGACGATCCTGGCGCAGGGTGGGATGATGAATCATCTAATACTCAACGTGCTTTTAACGAGAGTCAACAAACACTGAACAATAATGGTGGCACTGAGACAAACTATGTTGAGTTGCCCGAGGTAGATCTAAAGAAAGCAGTCATTCCCTTCGATGATATTTTAAATCATCTGTCTGAGCACTACAGTGCTGAAGATATGCATGAGCGTTATGCTCAGTCATATGATTGGATCAGTGGCATGTATCAACAATTTAAGCATGATGCTGCTAAGGAAGTGAACTACCTAGTAAAAGAGTTTGAGATGAAGAAGTCTGCCGATGCTTATGCTCGTGCTACAACTTCACGCACTGGTGTGCTTAACACCAGCAAACTTCACACCTACAAGTATAACGAAGATCTCTTTAAGAAAGTGACAACCATCCCTGATGGTAAGAACCACGGTTTGGTGTTCTTACTTGACTGGAGTGGATCTATGTCAAATATCATGCTTGACACCATGAAGCAACTGTTTCAGTTAGTATGGTTCTGTCGCAAGGTAAACATTCCTTATGAAGTATATGCTTTCACCAATGATTCATGGCGTCTGAGCAAACCTGACGCAGGTAATTATTATGACATGCATACTGATCCTATGGTCAAAGAATGGCGTGCCGGTGACATCACCATTGATGGATCTTTCCGCCTGGTTAACATCCTGAACAGCAAGGTAAAGTCTAAGCAGAATGATGAGATGATGCAATATCTTTTTACTGCTGCATCTTCTTTCTCTGGTTATGGTGTTCCATATCCTCCTATGTTTACACTGTCTGGCACACCTCTGAATGAGGCAATCATCACCAGTAAGGAGGTTGTCAAGCAAATGATGAAGAATCAACGTCTTCAGAAATGTCACGTTATTTGCCTGACTGATGGAGAAGGATATTGTCCATCGTTTAATCGCGAGCGTAAGTATACTCACAGTGGTGAAGTTGCCCGTGGACGTGCTCGCATTGGTTATAATACCATGCTCCGCAATCGTACCAGTGGACGTATGTGGAAGGTCAGTGAGTATCATTTCACTAACACTTGTATTGAGTGTGTAAAGAGTGAATTGCCTGGTGTGAGTTACATTGGGTTCCGTGTTCTAGGACGTGGTGATATTCGCTCGTTCACATCTTACTTTGGCAATGGTACATCTAGCGATGAACTTCAGACTACCATTCGTAAGAAAGGCAGCGTTTGTGTGCGTTCAGAATCGTTTGATCTGATGTTTGGTATCCCCCAGTCAGGTCTCAATGTTGATTCTGACCTAAATGTAGATGACGATGCCAACAAAGCAGCGGTCACTAAAGCGTTCCGCAAGATGTTTAAGAACAAGAAAACAAATAAGTTTGTTCTACAGCAGTTTGCCAACCAGATCGCTTAGTGGCACACGCTATAGATCTGAACCCCATCTATCCATTATAATAGTCTTATCGACAGGAAAGGAACATGCCTCGCACCGTGAACAGCACACAACACATCGACGCCTTGGTTAACACCTTTGGCACGGAACTGGATGCTAACATGGTCAAGGCATACTGCAACACTTCAAGTGTATCTTACCAGACCATCACTAAGTATCTCAATGAGTACAAAGTATCTCGTGGTCATTGGAATTTGACTGTTGAGGAAGTCAAGCAAGAATTAGAGCAATCAGTGAACAAGACTGAGGGACTTGTTCAGAATCTTATCCCTGAAAAAGATGATACTTTCGTCCAGTTTGGTAACTTCAGCAATCTTAAAAAAGTTATTGCATCCCGTTCATTCTATCCTGTCTTTATTACAGGTATGTCTGGTAACGGTAAAACATTCGGTGTTGAGCAAGCATGTTCACAACTCAACCGAGAATTGATTCGTGTCAATATCACTGTAGAGACAGACGAAGATGATCTAATTGGTGGATTTCGTCTCGTTAATGGTGAGACAGTATGGCACAATGGTCCAGTGATTGAGGCACTACAGCGTGGTGCTGTGTTACTGCTTGACGAGGTAGATCTGGCATCCAACAAGATTTTGTGTCTCCAATCTATCATGGAGGGTAAGGGTATCTTCCTGAAGAAGATTGGTGAGTATATCAAACCCACTGCTGGTTTCACTATCATTGCCACTGCTAATACCAAGGGCAAGGGTTCTGATGATGGGCGATTCATCGGCACGAATGTACTTAACGAGGCATTTCTTGAGCGTTTCCCAATCACCTTCGAGCAAGAATATCCAACACCTGCTACTGAGAACAAGATTCTCCGTGCTATGTGTAATGAACTAAGCATCCCTGTTGTTGGTGACGTTGAGAAGTTCTTGGTCTATCTTGTAGACTGGGCAGATATTGTTCGCAAGACATTCCGTGATGGAGGTATCGATGAGATCATCTCAACTCGCCGTCTTGTTCATATCATCAAAGCATATGCTATTTTTGGTAAGAAGCAACTAGCAGTCGAAATGTGTCTCAATCGTTTTGATGAGGAAACAAAGTCATCTTTCCTCCAACTCTACACCAAACTTGATGGAGATTGTGAAGATGATGTAAACGAATGATAAGAGGTTATACATACATGTATATCGCTTCAGGTATACATGTCCTCTCTTATTCTACACGATCCAGAAGATCTGTACCTTGAGTGGTTGGAAAATCTTTTGGAAGAATATGATGATGACATTGACATGCGCTGTGATCGTTACGAGCAACTAGCACAACGTCACTACGCTTGACAAATGTCTCATTCTATTATAGACTGTACATCCCTCCTTCTGACTGACATGTTGACTCAGCGTGATCTCAACTCTCATGATGATTATGAGATTTTTGCCCGTTATCTAGGTATCGATTATGATACCTATTATGAGACGATGATCGGTGTTGATAATACCGATGAAGATGCAGCGGTAGGGATCAGCAATGCATCAAATGATACCAAGTAACATTTGATACTTGCCACCTCTGACCAATCTGCTATAATACAGGAGTCAGGCAAGGGAAGCGGAGACGTGACCCACAACCCACACACTAGCAGCACTTGACAACTGACCGTCAATCTGCTATAATACACACATCAGCGGAACGAGATGCGCCGCAACCAAAGACACTCAGTTGACAACCTCTTTTCTTATCATGCAAATCACCGGTTCTTCTTCCATCGCTGCTATCACTTTCGCTGATGATAGCATGGTAAACATCCGTTTCACCAGCAGCGACAAGGAATACGGTTTCCGCGCTAAGGATCTCGCAAGCGTACAATCCACTGTCCAAAATGCTATCGAAAACGATGGTTCTGTCGGCAAAGTGATTGCTGCTGCTCGCCGTGAAGGTCTTCTGACTGCTGTCTGATTTCCTTCTCTTTTCTTACACTTCATCTAACTAATCTTTTTTTATCATGCAAATCCTAAACTCTTCTTCAATCGCTGCTGTCACCTTCGGTGATAACAACGCCGTCGGCGTTCAGTTTATTTCCAGCGACACTGAGTATGGTTTTGTGGCAAAAGATCAAAATGCTTTCCGTGCTGAACTGGAAAGCACTCTCGCAGGCAAAGGTTCTGTGGGTAAAATGATTGCCGGTGCCCGCAAGTCTGGTGCCTTGGCGGCAGTCTAATCGCATAAAGGTTGACAACTGAATATCTAACGATTCGCACGCTCTCGCATACAAACCTCGGTAATTCTACCGGGGTTTTGTTGTATCTGATCATACGATACAACCAATTCACGAACCGTCCACTGTGGGTGGATATGGCGCTCAAATGCATTATAATACAAAGGTAATCAAGGGAGGCACATGACCACCGCTTACACAGACAACCAGCAAGTCGAAGAGTTTACCATGGAGCAGTTCTATGCCATGCGTGATGAATTATTCGCCCTGATCGATGCTTGTGAAGAACTAGAGGAGTCTAACTAATGGATCTTATCACCGTTGAGAGTGCAGACTGGATCTTCGAAGTTACTAAGAATGAGTACAAGAAGATGAAGAAAGTTTGCAAGAAAAACAATATTTCTATCGATTATTTCATGTACGAATTTCACCTTGAGGAGTCTACTGATCATGACTGATTATCTCGTTTCCGGTCTGGTTGAAGGTTATCGCATCGAGAAAACCATCACCGCCGTAAGTTTGCATCATGCTATCCGTCTTTTCGAAAGCATGTATTCCAACGCTCGAAACGTTTACGTTCTTGAGTAATCCTTTCCTTATCCTAATCACACTCTTCTAACTAATACCATGGGCGCAGGTTCACAAGAAAAACATCACATCCAAGATGCTGCGGAAATCTATGTTGTTTATAGATTTCAGCAACTTGCTGTAACTAATGATTGTGCAATCAATGATGATGTGGAAGAAAAGTATCAAGAGTTCCTTGATTATTGTGAGGTGAGGAATTTATCCATAGACACTTTTAATGCCAGCAAATATAAGAAAAGTGTAGATAATCATATTGATAACATTTTTAATGACTTAAGAAAAGAATATCCTAAAGAGAAGTTTAATTTTACTAATTCTGAGGTAGAGAATAGAAATCTAGGAAAGAAGGGTGATTTTACAATAGATTTTTTAGAACTGGAGAGTATATCTGTTTCCCTTAAGAATTATGAGAAGGGATTCTCAAGCATTCAGGTTTGCTCTGGTACGTGGATCTCATGCCCTAACAATATTTTATTTGAGTCTACTGGTTCAGGCGGCATGTTTTATAATCCAAAATATCCTAAAGATAAAAAATATAAGTTTAAGGGTGCTAACAAAGTAAAACGTAATAAGATTCTTGAGGAGATGGGTTATGGTTTTCTTATCTCAGAATTATATGATTATTTTGAGTATGTTTTAGATACAATTAAGAATCGGTACGTGTATAGTAGTGATGGACTATGGTGGAGTGATAACGAGGATGAATGGAAAAATGATTGTGAAGTTTATGGGCATGAAGCAGTTAGAAAAATGATATGTGCATTAGAGAAACTTCCTCAAAGCAAGATTAAAAAACGTGTTCTTAAACAAACTGGAATGGATGGAGCAGAAGAACTTCTTCTTTTAAGTCCTAAGAAATATCGTTGCTCATTGTTTGATAAAGATTACTCAAATGCAATTAAACGTGCTAATTCTGAGGAAAGTTGGGTTGATTTTAGTAAGCATGAAAAAAGTGTGAGATATATTTTGCGTGATGAGAAAGGATATATTATGCATATGGATATGCCTTTTACTCTTCAGAAGAATGGATGTTGGGCATATATTGAAGATTATCCTAATGGATTTCCAGATGATCTTGTGCTGGACAAAAATGGTAAACTGCCTTATAATGGAGGAAAGAAGTCAGTAGATAAAGGAACTGCATTTGGTTGGGGTGAACGTAGAACTAACAAGTGTAAACAGTTGAATACGTCTACTAATACATATGTTTACCTTGATGATATAGGCAAAGTTGATGCAATTTGATATAGTCGCAAGCAATCCACCGTTTCAGGACACAACCAATCGAAAGAAGACTCAACACAAATTATGGATAGATTTCACCCGTCAGACGTTTGATCGCTGGTTAAAACCAGGCGGAACGCTGTTACAGGTCTCTCCTAGTAGTTTTCTATCTCCGTCGTCTAAGATTCTCAAGATTCTGCAACAGAAATCAGTCAAATTTCTCCACTTAGATACAAAAACCTATTTTCCTCGTGTTGGGAGCACGTTCGCTGACTATATGATCGTCAACGCCGCCGATATGGAAAAAACAGAAGTTGTTACTGAAGACAGTATATTTCATCAGGTCATTGATAGTTCCGTCTTTTATCTTCCGAACGATTTGTGTGAACGATCCTTGTCTATTCACCGTAAGGTTATGTTCACACAGACAGAGCATCTTAAGGTGGAATATGATTATGTGACGTGCCACAATGTGTTGATTCATCGTAATGATACCATCAGTAAGGAACAGACAGACGCACACATTTATCCAATACTACACACCAACTCACAGACCTGGTATTCACAAGTAAGACAAGATTGGGCAGATAGATGTAAAGTCATGTGGAGTCGCAGTGGATATACCAAACCATTCTATGATGATGGTAAACTAGGAGGCACAGATATGGCATACTATATCACTGTCCCTGATAAGATTGCAGGAGAGAATCTGGCACATAATCTCAACACATTGCTCATGAGATATATTCTGAAGACAGCAAAATGGTCAGGTTTTGGTAACGAGAAAGTATTCTGCAACTTGCCAAATCTACCAATCAATCGTAAACTATCTGATGATGATATCTGTGACCTCTTTAATCTTACCCAGTCCGAAATAACTTATGTCAGAACAATTATGGGATGAGATAGAGAAACGCATGGATGATCACACATATATGGGAGAGATTGATCGAGACGAGTATAGAATCAAAGCGACAGCAGAAGTATTCACACCAACACGATTGGTGTTGAGAATGGTCAAGAAATGTGGTGTTGCTAAGTTTGCACCAGGCAAGACAGTTCTAGATCCTGCTTGTGGTGATGGGCAGTTCCTAACTGCTATCAAATGGATCAAAGTTCTTCATCATGGTATGACTGAGCAAGATGCACTGAATGACATATATGGAGTAGATTTGATGCGAGATAATGTAGATCTATGCAAGCGGCGGTTAGGTGGTGGAACTGTGCTTATGGGTAACACGCTCAAACCAGAACAACGCTTAGAATATCAAACCGATCAAGAATACAGACAGTTGATAGCATTGTTCTCTGACCGTGTGACAGCGGTAGAAGCGTCTACAAGGGCATCAAACCCGCTCATGGATGCCTTATACTAACTTCAGTGAAAGGAACCCGATGAACGCCATTTACAAGATCATGATCGACACTGTGGAGTCTCCACAGCACCCCATCATCTATTTCCGCAAGTGCCGCAAGTGTAAGACCGCTAAGGGTGCCGATCGTCAGCACGATCGCATGGTGAGCGAGGCAGTTGAGGCATGGCGTCCATTCTCTCAGCAGATTCGTCGATATACTGTCTCCCGTGTGCCGGTTGACGTACTGACCCCAGTGGGTCGTGCCTGACCCATTCATCCCTTATAATAACAGAGTACCGGACAAACCCCATGCAAATCACAGGACACGGCGTCGTTGTTGACTTCTACCCACAAGGCAGCGGTGAGCATCGTTTTTCTAAGCAAGTCAAGTTTGAGAACGGTCAAACGTCTGTATCCACAGTTCTCAAACTTGAGATGAAATACGAGGTTCACAGTCGTCTTGCACAAGGTGGGGAAGTTACCGGTTTTAATCTTGATCCTATCTCCCGTAATGTTTATTCTCCGATGATGTGCTGATGCTGTACGTCTTGCCCGTCGTTATCATTATCTTCTCTCTATTTTCATGATGAACACCTCACTGACTCAAGAACGCATCGCCGACTATTGTGAAGAGTATACAGCAATTATTCGTGTTGCATATATTCGCTGGCGTATTCATTGTCATTACCAAGGTATCATGAACGATGATTCTCCTGAGTATCATCAAGAGAAGATCGAAATGTTGACCGCTGGCACTGATACCCACATGCCTCAGATTGAGATCAGTGAGGGTAAGAAATACTTCAAGATTATCGTCAATCGTTCTTGCCATTCCTTTGTGAATAAGCAGACTGGCGATGTATACAAAGCAGCGTCATGGAAGCAACCAGTTAAGGACGCAAGATACAACATTCTCGATGATGTTGCCCGTGAGCATTGTTTCAGTTCTGTTGATCCTTTCGGTTCTTATCTTTACAAATGAATTACACTCTCAAGCAACTTCAAGACCGAGTATCAAGTATGATCAAAGAACAGGGAGAAGATGCACAGTGTGCCGCATGGATTTACACCAAGAATGATTGTCATTTGAAGGATGAAAATGGTGAGATTGATTATGACAACAATGTAGAAGATCCTGAAGTTCTTGCACGTATCTTCTATCAAGTTGGTGATTCTGATTACATCTATCAGTGCATTCAAGATGAAGTGGATGAAGCAACAGAAGAGCAATTGATGCAGTATCAGCAGGAGTTAGTTTGATGAATGACTTCCCTATCTACAAAAAACAACTCCCACAAGTATGGTTGGAGGATGATAAGTTTATCATCGAATCATCTTCGTTTCGTTATGTGATTGCGGATGATTTAAAACTCTTGTTTAAACTATGCAGAAAGTTTAAGACTGATGCAATCGCCCAAACTTATGCCACTAACTAACATCATGAAGTATACCAAAAAACAACTGATTGATGCATTAGTTCGCGAGTGGGAGTATCTGTGCCACGATGATTACAATCCTGAAGATGATACTCTCGAAGAGTATCGCCTGAAAATGGAGTGTTATTCATTGGAGGAATTGATCGAAGAGACATCAACTGGAGAAGGTTACACTCTTGACGATTTTATGGAGAACCACGGATGAAAACTCGTGAAGTCAAAAAGTATCTCAAATCAAACGGTTTTGAGATACTTCGCACAAGAGGTAAACACAACGTTTACTTCAATCAGCAACTGAACAGGAAACTAACAACTAGCAAGACAAGTTCAGACCCGATGTATTTTAAGCAGATAATGCGAGACGTGGAGAGAATTCTAGGCACGAGGTAACATATGTTACAGTGTATCATATGATAGTTGACCTACCCTGTCCAATCGACTAGATTGACTTCAGTCAAGCAAACCACCATGAACGTCAAAGTTGCTCACCTTCTCGCTGACCCTTACAACAGGATCAAATATTGTTACGAATTCTTGGAGCAATCTGACGAGCAAATGTATCAAGCAGCAATGCGTCGTATCTATCACTTCCTGTCCGAAGTTTCTGATTGTGAGGCACACTACTGATGCAAATTACGAGAGATGAGATTAACAAACAATTGCAAGATCTTCGCTGCGAGCGTGATGCTTCTCTTAGAAAAGTTGATCTCCTTCAAGAATGTATGAACGAGTTAATGCGTAAACGTAAACTATTAGCAATTCTTTCTAAGTAATTCTCATGCACACTATTGCTCTCTCGAATCGCATCATCAAAGGTATCAACACTCCGGTGGTGACTGCTGATGGTTTTGATATAGATACCATCGAAGATCGCCGAAATAGATTAAGAGCAGATATTGATAGATTACAAGACAAGTTTGACACATTCTCACAAATGGCAGATATGATCGATCACGAATGGAATAGACTAAAAGAAAGTAACGGATTTTAATCATGAGCGAAATCAAACAAGTTCTACAACAAACAGAAATGATGAAAGAAGATCTACAACTCATCCTAGATGACATCAATCACATCAGAGGAATGTTAGATAAGGTTGATTACGATCCACAAGCAAATAGCGAGGTTTCAGCACCTTATGTCATTGGATATTGTGGATCAGCACTAACAACAGTTTCCGAGAACATTTTACACTCATTAAACTTGCTCTGATTATGTCACCCCGAATTTATAAGATCACCACATTTATCAAAAGTAACACTAACCCAAGCAAATGGTTTGATGATACGCTGTACGAATGTTTGGAGGATAATGAGGACATTTTGGAAACTAAAGTTGAATCGATTGGTGAGCAACTGGAAGACGAGAGCGAGGGTCGATCAAATGTTACACTGTAACAAATGATGCTTGCATAATCCCTTGAAGTATGGGATTCTAGAGGAGTCAAAGGAAGACCGCATGATCAGACGCCACGCCACCGCAGAAGATTTCCAGAATTGGGAGACTCTCGCCGCTTCTATGAGCGATGCTGAACTCCTCTATGCTGCCAGGGACTGCCGTAAGGTTGAGTCACTCTGGAGGAACCATGATCCCATGGTTGAGGGATTCTACAGCGATCAGGCATCCACTTTCGGAACTGTCCTACAACGCCGTAGAATCGGTCGCTGACCGACTAGGATAAGATCAATCAAACAAAGCAACCAAACCTCATGCGACTCAAATTCTGGAAGAAGCAACCTCGCCTCAGGCAGCGAACCGAGGCAGAATTCCTTCAATGGATTCTCCTGAATTATCTGGACAGGGATCTGATCGATTATGAAGTCTACGAGAATCTGAGCGAGAATTGCGAGTCGGTGGATGAACTGAATTGGATCATGAACAAGATTGAGCAGTATGCCACCGTCTGAACTGTCCTCCAACGCCGTAGAATCGGTCGCTGACCGACTAGGATAAGATCAATCAAACAAAGCAACCAACCATGGCAACACCAATTTTTTCTATCTCCCCTGAAATGCAATCCACCTGGGATGACCTGATGGTTCAGATGGCAAATTTTGTAGATGACACCCATGCTGATCTTGATATGGCATATGACTGGGTTTGTGCGATGTTGGATATTGATGGGTTTGTAGAGAGCAAGGAGGCATGGAGCGATTTTTGGAACAAGTATCAGGACGCCGCAGACCTTGCCGGTTTTGACGGTCAACTCCCATGGCACGAGGTTAACTGATGAC